CGGAACATAGCCGTAGTGAACCAAGTGCTGGCGTTTTTGATACGTGTCATCGTCTGGCTCCCAGTTACGACGAATAGATAGAATCGTGTTGCTACCCTGTTCAATTGTGACGATATAAGGAAGGGCAATGCCTGTCTCTTCGCCGTCTTCTTCATGCTCGTACCCCGGAAGGTCAAGGTTAACTTGCATCTCAAGAAGTTTGTATCGCGCATCAGAAATAGCACGAAAGCCCATCTGCTCGGCAATTTTCTTTTCTACTTCGTCCAACGTATTATTGGGTTCGCCAAGATCAACGTCTTTATAAAAGCCGCCGACCTGAAGCTTTCTTAATTCATTCTCGGTCTTGCGCATAACGTGGGTCACACGTTCGGCGGTCTCGATATTAGACGCGCCATAAGGTACAACAATATCTTCAGCAGGGACAAACAGCGAAATCTGACGACCTAATGCTGGGTCGTAGTACACCTTTTTAAAGGCGTTACCAGCCAGACCTAAGCCCCACAACATTCTTTCATGCTCAGGGCGGTACTCATCCATGACATCCATGAGCTGGTAGTTCATGTCATCAGCTACACGAACTGCAGCTTCTTTCTTGGCTGGTGTCTCGCGCCCAACAATCTGAGTCTTCACAGGCCCAGCAGCGGGGAACGTGGACATCATTGTTTCTGCTTGGAACTTAACCAACGCTTCTGCTAACAACGGATGGTAGACCCCACAGGCTCCGGGCCAAGGCTCTGTGCGTTCTTCAATCTTTAAGCCAAGCAGTTCTAAGCCGTCAACATAGGTCTGCATCCAGTCGCGGCGCGAAGCTACATCATCGTCGTAATCAGAAGTTAATTCACTTGCCAAGCTTTGCAGTGCGGTCTCGCTCATCTCTTCAGCAAGATTGGCATTGAAGTCATCTTCAGCTTCTTCGGCTGTAAACGCTAAGATCGGCACTCCGTCCAAGCCAATTGTGACTGACTCTGGATCTTCAATCTCGATCTCAATTTCAGGCCCTTGATTCATCTCCTCCAAAGCTTCAAGACCTTGGGGGGCTGCATATAAACTCTTGTCAATAGCCATAATTATTCCTAGTAGTAGGATGCTTTGCGTTGGATGAAAACTTCTTCATCTTCATCAGAGGCCAGTCTTAAAAAACCGCCTTGTCTAAATCTTAATAACGCCTGACTGGTAGAGTCCACCGTGTCATCATGCTCGCCATTTGGAAAGGCAGCACATTCTTCCATGACCTCTTCAGCCCATCTTGTATCTGGACACCAAACATATCCGGATGAAAACAAATCAGATATAGCGTTTACACGGGCTATCTTATCAGAACCACGACTAGGTGTGTACTCCGAAAGAGGGATGCCCATCTGCCGAAGTTCATAAATTAATGGCGCTCCAGCTGCTTTCTTTTCAATAATCAAAGAATCTGGTTTCCATTCCTGATACAGGTCATACGCTTTTCGTTTTAGCTCTGGAAACTCCATGCGCTGTTTAAACGAGTCCAGCAAGATAATATTTGTAACCAATACACCATTTGTATCGGGATGTTCAAACACTCCCCATGTTGTGCAGGCTGAATAATCGGCGCGGGAGTTCTTTTCAAAGGCGGTATCCCAACTCTGAATCAGATAATCGCATTGTGGGGGCGTGTCTTTCTCCCAAATCTTCCAGTATTCACGCTTAATGATTGCGCCTTCTTCGGAAGTGGGGTTTTGTTGGTACTGTGCTTCCCATTTGCCGACCGGAATCTCAGCTTTAATGGCTTCAAGTTCCTTTTGCGACCAAAATTCAGGCCAAAGCGGGTTGCCAGAGGGCAAAAGAGCGGGAAATTCAATGGTTTCCCACTGATCTCCATCTCTTTTAATGGAGTTTTGAATGATCTGACCGGTTAAGTCTCTCTTTGACCAGCGGGTCATCACAATAATGATGGATCCACCCGGCTGCAGACGCTGTCTTGGCCCAGAGGAATACCATTCATACACCCTGTCATAGATTTCAGGGTTGCCTTGCATGGCTTCTTGTTCAGAATGCGGGTCATCAATGATAAGAATGTCAGCGCCTTTACCCGTTACAGCGCCTCCAACACCAATAGCAAAGTAATCTCCACCCTTACTGGTGTTCCAGCGACCAGCGGCCTTAGAATCGCTCGAAAGCTTGGTCTTAAAGACCTCTTGGTAGTCGGCAGAGTTCACAAGGTTTCGTACCTTCCTGCCAAAGCCCGTCGCTAATTCTGCGGTGTGGGCAGTCTGGATGATCTTCTTTTCAGGAAACTTGCCCAAAAACCACGCTGGAAAAAGAAAAGAAGCAAATTCACTCTTTGTATGGCGGGGAGGCATATTAATGATTAACCGCTTAAGCTCTCCAGAAGCGACTCTTTCAAAGGCATCAGCCATGATCTTGTGGTGCCTGCCAGCAATAAAGGCTGTCCACATACTGTTCACAAAAGGCAAGAAGCTATCCCTGCATCTTTCGATTTTGTCTGACTTCAAGAGCTGATGGATCTTTGCAATGTCAGGAGAGTTCGCCGGAAGAACATCTAAAAGCTTTAAATACTTCTTAACCTCTTCTGTAGTCAACAAGCTCATAGCTTCTCGATATGTTCGACAGAACGGTCAACCAAGGTCAACGAACGAATTAAATGCGGCCTGACACTGACCAGCCCTTCCTTTCTCAATTCATGAACCAGCCGGTGAATATTGGACTTACTCTTCAAATTCAATCCATGCGCAATGTCCGCATAGGATGGCGCAAAACCTTTAATCTTTACATAGGTCTGGATGAAGTCCAGAACCAACTTTTGCTTAGGAGTCATCTTCATTCCAATAATCGGGGTCTTCCAAAAAGACCGGAGTCCTTTCACCTACGTAGGCACCCTTGATGTTGAAGTCAAAATACTCAACCGCTTCATCTAAAGGCATCTGTTGAGCAAGATTCTCTATGACTTGATTTTCACTGTATAAAACCACAGCTAAACCTTTGTCATTAACTGTTATCCCGAGGATGCAATCATCAAAGCCATCTGCAAACAAAAGATCAGGATCTAACTTTGCCAGTAGTTCTTTCAAAATATATATACCCCCCGGGGTGAACAAAATAGAAACGTTCTGGGGGGTATTCTCTATGAATGTTTAAACGATGTCAACAGTGAAATGATGAAGGGGTACCCCTGCGAACGTTCGTGTTGAGGAATAGATGATAATAGAATGTGTGGAATGCACTGTATGTATATCCATAGACATGCCGCCCAATCGTGGGGGGTGGGGTGTGGCACGGGGGTCTCTACGGCGAATCGAGAGCCATACCCCTCTGGATTGCGATAGATTGCTGCGCTGCACCATGATTGATATATCCGGATAGGCAGATAGATAGATAGGGGCGGACAGGGTAGACGTATCCGGATAGATAGTCACCCTCCCCACCAGTTCCATGTTTAAACGGTCAGTGCTTGGTCGCTTGGTCTAGCAGTGCCAGATGCCCCTCGAGTTCACGTTTCAATTGCTCAGTGCTGACCTCTTCTACCTTGGTCTCCACTTTGTCGGTGAACATCCCTACGGCTCGCCCTATCAACTCCAGTGCCTTGAGCTTGCTGCCCTCGCTCTTCATGCTCTTGGCGTGTTCCAGTAGCTCAGTCATCACATGGCGGCGTGTTGCCACAGCGTCACTTACGAGGTTTTCTTCACGCTTGTCCAAGCTTGACTGGAGTAGCACAGAGATTTTCGGATCGTGAAGTAGTCGATTCGCACTGGTCGCAATAGTGGACTCGTTGGCTGTCAGGCAGTTGTAGGCTTTTCGATACGCATCCCTAGGGCTATCACCTTGCACAATCAGGCTTGCAAACAGCCTCTGCTTAGCAGTCACTCTACCCTTTGTGTCTAACTTCACTCCCCATACCTTTCCGTCTCTTGTCTTTCTCTCAGTGCATCCCTCGACTGCTGCTCGCAATTGCTCGCTATCCAAGGCGGGCGCGGCAATTTTGAATCCTCCAGTGTCGTCACCGATCACCTCATCAATACCTACGCTTTCAATCTGTTTGACCATCTCTCACCTCTTTCCAAATATTTGGCTGTTGCCCTTCGGGCTGAACGCGGGCTTACCACTGTTTAAACATCCAGTAGACAGCCCCGTTCGCAGTGCGTTCCCGCATTATCCCAAGTTATCCACAACTTGTCCACATATCCACAGGCAAGTTATCCACATATCCACAGACTTATCCCCAGCTTTATCCACAATCGTCTTGGTGCGTTTTTTTTCGAGTACCCAATGCACTGGTATCAACTTCAAAACAAATCGCTCTGAGGGCGTTTAAACGAGCCGCCTTCCATTTTGCGAAACCCTCCCTTCCAAAATGAAAAAGACGCAATAGCAAATAAACAACGAAAGTGCTTGCGCTGTTTAAACACTTGCGAATAAACTGGAGGCTCAGTACAGCAGGACGGCTAAGACGGATTCCTCACAAGAATTCCAGCCCTTGACAGAGGTGAAGTCCTCTGCGCCTAGTGAGTCACCTAGTTGACCCGCAACCTACACCCTCGCAACCATCCAATCGAGGGATGCAGATGGGAACACCAAGGCACTCACACTGAGAGTAACCCGTCAGCATCTACTGGGTGCTGACTGATTTACTTTCAACCACTGGAGAACACCATGCAAACAGAACGCAAAGCGCAGTTAGTACAGGACTGGGGATTCAAGCACGTTGCAAACGACTCCTACAGCAGGGATATATACAAGGATCAGGGATACAAAGAAGTCTGGTACGAGTCGCAGCCTGACCTGATTGTGTTTTTTAAGGACGGAGTGCTGTCGCATGACTACGTCATTGACTGGTCACTTTACAACTAACCACAGGAGAAACGACATGAACAACACACAACAAACCCTCTGCAAAGGCTACTCACTAGTCTGGTCAGACGAGACATCCGACACCAGACGGGAGCGGCTGTTTGCTGTGACTGACTCTGGCAAGGTTTACATCTCTGGAGTCCAACCTTACAGCCATAAATTCGATGCACCGAAGTGGAAAGAAACAAAGCTAGTCCTTGAGGATGTCGAGTTCATCGAGGCTGAGTACATTGGAAACTACAGAATTTCAATTCAAGCATAACTGACGAGTCCTCACTGGACGAAACCGCTCCGGCGGTCTTATGCAAACACTGGAGGCTTACCATGTTGAACGCACTGAAAAAATTCCTGACTGTCTGGTTCTCACCCTACACCATTTTTTACACAGACTGTTTCGGGCGCAACGAAACTCACCACGCTTGGACACGCTCTGACGCTCTGGAGTGGGCTGCTTGCTCACTGCGAGACGAGGTTGTCTGCATCTACCATCACCATAATTTGATTGCTGCTCGCAGCGAAACAACGGAGGCATCATCATGCTATTTCTGACCGCTAACGCCACAGAGGTTTACTTACACTGGCTGTCCTCAGTAGTCGAGGACTTTGACAATCACGATCAGGACGCTTGGGTATCCCATGCTGAGGCTGTCGCAATGAACACCCCTGCAGGTGATGACGTAGTCATCGAGGTTCACGCCAACGAGTCCCTGACTGGCAGACCTGAGACGATCAAGTTGCCGCCAGAATGGTTAGCTGCTTTTCCCCCATCAAAATTTTGAGGTCATCATGAAAATCAATCTATTCAAAAGACTGTCCCACAAATATCGCGATGGTTGGAGACACCTCGATGATGAGGTGTTTGTCGGTGCTGTCAAAATGCTGCAGCCTCGCAAGCTTGAGGACGATGGCATTGATGGCAAGCTGCACCTCACTAGGGTGATTGCACCTGCGTCACTGGGTGACACTGACCTGTCGTATGCCATTGGCAGTACCCTGTCGTACTCCCACTGTCGGCATGAGCATGACTGCTGTGGCTGCGCCACGGTATCGGCGGACGTTCGCCGCCTGTCCCGCCGTCAGTATTCCGTCAAGCTTTTCACGTCTTACAACATCTGAGGTCATCATGTACACAAACCGCGAAGAGTACCTTAAGGCTGCAGTCGCTGAACTGCGTCCGATCTTTGATTCGGTAGGCTTTCCCCTGCCAGACCTGATCCGTGTTGCCTGTGGTTTCCCAAGCAGCAAAGCACGTTCGCAGCACCGTGCTATCGG